GAAATCATTGCTAAGGAAGTAAATATGGTACCTGATGAGTTGATTGGTAATTTAGGCGATGTTCACTTGTATTCTAACCACATTGAGCAAGCTAAAGAACAAATTAGTAGAGAACCATTTGAATTACCTAAATTAACCTTAGAACATAGTGGTTTAGATCCTGTTGAGTTAGTTTACAAGTTGGAAGATTATCAATCACACCCAACCATCAAAGCACCTTTATCTAATTAATGATGATCTTAGTTTGGTTTTTTATTATCCTTTATGGACTTGTTCTTTTGTTCAGGTTCATGGACTTTATTACCTCACCCATCTATATAATTCATGGGATGTTCAATAAGAGTAGGTTGGTTAGACAAGATGCTTTTAAAGGTTCATTTAGACTGATGAAAGGTATTTTATGGATTTCAATTCCGATTCTTATCTTTTACTATGATTTCAACAGTAGTAACAAAGAAATGAACTGGTTTGAGTTTTTGTTATTTATTATTGCTCTTGTGATTTTTTTATATCCCTCCCGTTTGGAGCCAATGATTTTCAGGTTCTTGAGTATGTTTTATAGTTATGAGGAGATGTTGAATGGGGTTAATAGTATGAAAATAGGAAGCGGTAGTGAGGACAAAAGTATCATCAGAAAATATGAGATATTGGAAAAACTCAAACCAAAAGTTTGAGTTTTCATTTTTTTTACTTTATTATTAAGAACAATGAATGAATATATTAATCAAATAGTTTGTGACAACAGCGTTCATTTTATGAGAAATATAATGAATGAGAATTCGATTGATCTTATTATTACCAGTCCACCATACGGCGTTGGTATTGATTATGACAGTTGGGATGATGATGAGGAGTTTGAGGATTACAAAAACTTTTCAAGGGAATGGTTGACCGAGGCTTACAGGGTTTTAAAATCTGATGGTAGAATTTGTTTGAATATCCCATATGAAATCAATAGACAGAAGAAGGGTGGAAGGATCTTTTTCGCCTCTGAGATTTGGCAGATTATGAAGGAGATCGGATTTGGTTTCTTTGGTATTGTGGATTTGGAGGAGAGTTCACCACATAGAAGTAAAACTACTGCGTGGGGATCTTGGATGAGTCCTTCAGCTCCTTATATCTATAACCCAAAAGAGTGTGTCATCTTGGCATATAAGAACTTATCCAAGAAACAGGTTAAGGGTACACCTGAGTGGCAGGGTGAATATCAGAGGGTTCCAAGTGAAAAGATTGAGGGTGAGTTCAGAAATAAGTTGGTTTATGATGAGAAGGACAAGAAGGATTTTATGGAACTTGTATTTGGTCAATGGAATTATTTTGCCGATACAAGATCTTTGACCAAGGCGACCTTCAGTTTGGATATTCCTTGGAAAGCAATTAAGATCTTGTCATATAAAGAAGATATTATCTTTGATCCATTTAATGGTAGTGGAACCACGTGTTTGGCGGCGGAGAAACTCGGAAGAAAATGGATTGGATGTGAAATCAGTGAAAACTATTGTGAGGTGGCAAGAAAAAGAATTAAAGAATATCAGGCAGAAAGAAGCGCTGCCAAAACCTTATTTTGTGATGAAATTAAAACTGGAAGATTTTTGGACATATGATAAAGAGATATAATTATTACAACGAAGATCTGTATCGGATCGCAATTGACGAAGGGGTAAAGACCACTTCACAAGGGATTCTTTATTTCCCCACCGGCAAGTTCACGGGACGATCTCCCAAAGACAGATATTTCTGTGATGGAGAATATGTTGATAAGGTGATAGACAAATCAAGGGAAATCAACCAAATCATATCAAGGGAAACTTATTCTAAACTCAAGAATTCTTTGGAAGAACATATCAAGAATTCACCTGTGGAATATAAAACTTCAAGGGTAGTTTGTTATCATAAGAAGTTTCATACTTTGGTTGACCTTCATACCACCCATGCATGGGCGAACATATTCTTCAATAATATGACCATCAATGCGACGGGGATACAAGCGGAAGGTGGAGGATTTTTTACCAAGTGGAAGGTTCTTCACGGACCGGAGTTTGTTCCCCAAGAAACATACGAAGATCTTAAAAACCCAAACTTTGTCATCATAGATTTTGAAGACAAAACCATCATTATCGGTGGAACCAGTTATACCGGTGAGATAAAGAAAAGCATCTTTACCGTTTTAAATACTATCTTTATTGATCACGGAGTTCTTCCGATGCATTGTTCGGCAAATGCAAACTCCAAAAATGGAAAAGGGGTTAATCTATTTTTTGGTTTATCGGGAACAGGGAAGACAACTTTATCTTCGGATCCAAATAAGTTTTTTATCGGAGACGATGAACACGGATGGTTTGAAGATCATATCTTCAACTTCGAGGGAGGATGTTACGCAAAACTTATTAACCTCAAGAAAGAAAACGAACCAATCATTTGGGACTCCATTCATTCTCCTGATAGATTCAATCATACCAACTGTTCTTTGATGGAGAATATCGTCGTGGACGATGAGAATAACCCCGACTTTTCGGATTCATCAATTACGGAGAATATCAGAGCATCATATTCATTGGGACAACTTCCTGAAGAGTTTATGGTAGATGATTTAGGGCTTGGAAAGAATGTCAAAAATATCTTCTTCTTATCTTTTGATGCTTTTGGTGTCTTACCTCCGATTTCAAAACTTGATTTGGATGACGCAGCAAGATTCTTCAAGATGGGATATACTTCCAAAGTGGCGGGAACGGAGGTGGGTGTGACCGAACCAACGGTGGTCTTTTCTACTTGTTTCGGTTCACCTTTCTTACCAAGAAAAGTGGAAGATTATGTGGATTTATTCAAGGAGAAAGTCCGAAAGTCGGGGTGTAATGTATGGTTGGTGAATACAGGGTTTGATGAAAATCTCAAAAGATATCCGATTGATATAACACGAAAAGTTATTAATGGTGTGATCGACGGGAAGTATTCAGAGAAAACATTTGATTATCACGGACTCAAAATTCCCAACAGGATATTGGATCTTGATTTGATCACTCTCAAACCTGATATTGAAGAAGAAAGGATTGAGAAATTATTTGAACTTTTGGATCAACATTGACCCCTCTTTATGAGGGGTTTTTTTATGTTTTGATGTATTTATATTAAAACTATTTTATTATGGGAAGAATTACAACAGACGAAAATGAAAAACAAAGGATTTTGAATCTTCATTTGGAAGCAACCAAAAGACATTATTTGAAAGAAGATGATGGAAAATTACCACAATCAACGTTGTCAAATGCAACTATAGAAGAAGGTGATGAGGTTTATATTATTGATGGTAAATACACAATCGATGCTGCGGATGATGGAGTGAGTGTTGCTGGTACATCTGATTTGAGAGGTAAACAATTTACCAAAAATGACATCATTAAAATACCGGTGGGTAAAAGATTGTATTTTGGAAATCCAAAAAGAGTAGGTCTCGTTGCCTTGGGAGAAAAAGATGGTTCAATATATGTTCACAAACCAAAAGATTGAACATGAAATTTCAAATTACGGAGTCCGAGAAAAAGAGGATCAAAGATCTTTATCAAATCAATGAACAAGGTTGGATGACTCATTTTTTTGATTTACTCGACGATGGGTCAACTTCATTAGATTCTGATGGGAAAGGATCATCATCCGATTCTGATGACAAAGGATCGTCATCCGATTCTGATGGGAAGAAATATTCTTCCACAAACTATGATTCCGGGAATATAATTGAACATATAAAAAAATGGGAGGGTTTTGTTGGATTTACTTATGACGACGCCGTATATCCATCAAAACCTGTTAAAGTAGGTGAGCGTTGTAAAGGTAGGTGTACTATAGGTTATGGTATTACGGATAAAAAAAAGGCAAAACCAGGTGCGACAGTCACTAAAGAACAAGCGGAACAATGGTTGAAAGATGTTGTCAATCAAACATGCATACCTTGTATAGAAAGATGGCAGAAAAGAAATAAAATTGAAATATCAAAACCAATATTTGACGCTTTGATCGATGTTGTTTATAACAAAGGGTGTGATGGATTTACAACTTCACGAATTGCTAAAAAACTTAAAAATAAGGATATTGAAGGAGCGGGTGAGGAACTAAAAAATTGGCAAGGTTGGGGTGGAAATCAAAAAAGAAGAGACGCGGTATATAAAAACTTCTACACAAAAGGAATTAAATGAAAAAAGTAATTAACGAAGGTGGGATTAGAGACATAAACGCATTATCCAAAAGATATCCGAAAGCAAAGATATATTTTCACCAAGATTTGGATGGTGTAACTTCTGCGTTGGGTATGAAGGAATATTTGGAATCAAATGGTATAAAGGTCGTTGATGCTGAAATCATTCAATATGGTGATAAAGAGTTCTCGATCAAGAAGTTGGAAGCTGAAGGTGATATTATGCCAGTTTTAGTTGATTTTGCTCACGGAAAACCGATGTTCAAAATTCATACAGACCACCACGACAGACAAGCCGGAGCAGAGGACACCAAATCCAAATCATTCAGATCTGCAAGATCAAATATTGAAACAATATCACAAGTTCTGTCACCGAAAGATATATTTCCATCTGACGACATAAAGTTAATCTCCACCGTTGATTCTGCCAACTTCAAACCCTACGGAATTAAACCCCGTGACGTTATGAATTATATCCTTAAATTAGATAAGGAGGGAACTTTGGAGAAGAACAAGATGGCTCTTGGGTTGTTAACCAACAAACTTCTTTTGGCATATAAAAACAAACCAAACTTTATGGAGGAATTGGTTATGACTTCTTCACCTTCTTTGATGAATATCTATCAGAACATCAAAAAAATTGCAAAGGAAAGAAGGTTTGCTTCACCCGAAGAAATGGCTCAAAACCAAGAAACATATATCAAATCTCAAAAAGAATCACCCAATGTCGTTTTTGAAGATGGAATCATAAAACAATATGGTGGTGGTTCATTATTCAAACCAGGTTCTTATGACAGATATACACCATTCGAAAACTATCCCGACGCAAATTTCTTAATTATTGCTTGGCCTTTGGGATTGGTTCAGGCAAGTTGTAATCCATTTAAAGAAGACAGAGCTCTCAAAGGTATTGACTTGGGTGAAATTAAAGATGAGATCCTCGAAGAAAACAAGGGTTGGATGAAAAAGGAAATGGTTCCTCTCTCAACTCTAAAATGGATCTCTGAAACATCTGTTGGTCCTGAAAGTGTTGGTTTTACATCTTCCGACTTGAAAGCGTTTTATATGGACAAAGTTCAAGCGGGGAACGAAGAATATCTTTCAAGATTGGATCAAATTATGGATAAAAAGTTCTCTGAACTAAATGAAGATGAACTTACAATATTAGATAGTTTTGCAATTCCATTTTATGACTTGGTGGTGGAAAACTCTGGAGGTCACAAATGTATAACTAATCTCTCAGGTCTTAATTATTTGAGAAGATCCAAGAGACCACCACAAGGTGATTATAAAAGAGAACCAGGAACGGAAGCCAAGTTCGTTCAAGGGGTGAAATTCTTCCAAGATCAGTTCTTTGAAAAACTGAAGGGTAGAATTCAAGGGGTTGAGACGGAATCGGAATAAATGACAAAGGGATCGCCTTCTTTGATATTGTGATCCTGACAATAACCACCGGGTAATTCCAAGACGATATTTCCAACTCCTGTGTATGACTCACATTGATCAGAATTACAGGGGGGACAATCGTGATGTATTTTATTTACAACATTATTTTTGATGAAAATTATATCCAATGGAATGATACAATTTTTCATCCAAAAACTATGAGATTTTCCATTCATCAAGAACACCATTGAATCAAAACCTTCAAATGTTTTATCCATCATGCCGTTCTCAATTTGATATGGTGTTGCACAAATCTTTGACTTTAGTATATTATTTTTTATTTTGGTTTTTACAATCATAACTTTTTAATTACGTCTAAAAATAAACCTACCAACATTTATCATACTTCTAATTTCTTCATTTGTATATTTTTCTGATAGGTATTTGTTCAAATGCAAACTACCATCAACAGATTTGAGATTTTCAAGGGTTTTAATTTTTGTTTCTCTCACATCCAAACTACTACCAACAGATTGAAGTTTTGGAAGGGATTTGATTTGTGTTCCTCTCAAACTTAAATAACCAACAACCGATTGAAGATTATCAAGGGATTCGATTGGCGTTCCTTTCAATTC